CATTTTCAAAGTGTGCAAAAAAAAGGGGCGACCGAAGCCACCCCCTTGCAAATACTATGAACAAATACTTATGAAAGACCCAGCGAAGTTACAACAGCCGACTGAACTTTCAAAGGCAGGTCGGTTTCTTTGTGCAAGAAATTCAACACATGACCTTTGAAGTCGCCAAACGCCTGACCGAAGTTGCTTTCTGATTGCTGCAACTGAACGCCATAATCAGCACCCAGCAGCCAGTAGTTACCTTCTGCATCAAGTACAATTAACAGCATTCTATTTTGAGCCAGCAATTTGATTTCGTTCCGCTGTGCGGTGGTTACTTTGTGCAACCTTGCATTCACTTCGGCTTCGTAGAACACCGTGCCGTTTTCAGTTGACGGGATTGTGCGCCAAGTCATTGCGGTAGTTTCTTTTTCAAGTTCGTACTTGAAATAAACTTTGGGGCTGTTCAGGGTGTGGGCAGAAACCTCACCTGATGATTTTGTCAAAGTGGCTTTTGCGCCAAATTCAACAAGGTAAATTGATTTTATTCCGGCCGACTGCGTTTTGCAGTCTAAGGTAAATCCGGTAGTTAAGATACACATTTCTTTTTTTAAATTAAAAGGGGGTAGGGTTTTCCCCACCCCCCGGGTTTAAATTTCTATTTCGTTAATTATGGAAGTTTGAAATAAACAACTTCTTCAGGGTAAGCAATCTGCGTACCATACTTCATTGAAGCGCGGAAGCGAACTTCGTCGTTATCCTGAGAATACCACATTTTCCAATCTTCTTCTTCGTTCATCATGTCAGTACCGATAAAGAAGTTTGACCAGCGACCTGCAACGATTTTGTTAGTTCCGTTCATACCATGCAGACCATAGATTTTGATGCCGCTGATAGGGTCAACAATTTCCATTGCAGTTGCTTCAACAGCGTCGTAGTGGAACAAGTTGGCAGATACTAACCAAGCGCGGTAAGTGCGGTAGGTATCAGTTCCCATTGCGATAAATACATCTTCTTTACCAAGTACGCCAGCAGGGATAAGGCTGTAAATCTTTGCAATGGCTTCATCAATGTTTGAAGAAGTAAGCGAAGTCAACTGAGTGTAACCACCGCCAGTTGTGGGGTTGCCCTCGATAGGGTCGCCAGCACCGCCAAATCCGAGGTCGCCAAGGATAGTCAGGAAGCCGTCAAAGAAACCGCTGTTGCCAGCACCGCCAGTTGCATCACCCTGCCAAATTGAAGTTTCAAGAGCCTCAGCTACTTTTGCAGCCTTTTCGTTTCCGATTTGCTCTTGGAATACGCCAAGGTCAACGGGTGCGCCAGCGGCCAAACCAATCTGAGTGTACTTTGTTTCAAGTGTTTTAGGACACAAAGTTTCTTCGATTTTGATTTTACCAACGGTCAGGGTTCTTTTGCTGATTGTGGTGCTGCCTGATGCAGTGTAACCGCATCCGTCAGTTTGAAAAAACACATCAGAATAAAGCAAAGGCAGAATTTCTGCTGACTTAATTCCGGGAACAACTTGTCCAGCACCCTGCAACAAAGATGCAGTTTTGCCGCTGAACATACTTTTAACGAGGAGGTCGGTTTTGACTTCTTTGGTGTAATCGGTCAAACCTGATACTACAAATGCCATTTTATTTTATTTTTTAAGGTTTTTGAATGAGGATGCGAATGCGCTAAGTGCGCTGTCTTTTTCTACTTTTTTGTGGCCGAATTGAGGTGCAGCAGGCTCAGGGGTTTGGTTTGCGAACTTTTCAAACACGCTGAAAGTTTCTTCAACCTTACCCAGCATTGCGATAAGGTTTTTTTCGATGCTGCTCAGGCGGTCTTCTACACTTGTGCGGTAGGCTTCGAACACTTCAAGGCTTGCAAATTGTGCGGCTGCCTCTTCTTCGACTTCCATTTCTTTGATTTCGATTTCGGTAATGATACCACCCTCGGTTGAAATCAACTGCCCGTCGGTAGTTTCGTGAGTTCCGTCAGGTGCAGGTACTTCGCCCTCTGGGCTGATTACCATAAGTGCGCCACCCACTGCGGGTGCATCGCCTTCGAATACTACGATTGTGCCGTCTACCAAAGTGGCTTCGCCAAATGCTTTGGGTTCTGCCGCTGGTTCTGCCTCAGCAGTAAAGCGCATTTTTAATTCTTCGGTTAATGCCGAAAAGCTGGTTTTCAATTCGGCCAGTTCTTTTGTGAAGTTCATTTTCTTTAAATATTATTGTTTGTAAATTGGTGCAAAATTTTACTTAGTTCAGAGGCCATTGCCCTGAGTTCGGCAGCAACTGAGCCCTCATATTCGACATTGAAAAGCCCTTCCACTGAAAAGCCCTTCCATTCCCCTGCCTTTACTTTTTCCCATACTTCGTTGTTGTCAACTAAATAAGTTACGAACATTGAGCCGTCCTCGGCATCTTCAAAACCTACCGGAGGATTTACGCCCCTTGCCCGGTCTATGAAGTACATCTCAATCATATACACTCCCTCATTAACGGGTGTGGCATGGTCGGTGTTGACTGCATTATACATGGCTTTGCGTGCCATTTTCTTTGCGATAGTCCAAATGGTGTCGGCATCGAATACCACATAATACTCACCCCTTGCATCGTCGAACCGATAAATGGGTTTGTTTGCCAGCATTGCCGCCCCCGTGATTATGCGCTTTTCTTCTGATTGAATGCTGAACTTTTGTTTGTCGATTTGCTTTAACTTACGCTGCGCCCACTCTATTCCTTCATTGCCACCCCAAGCCAGCCACATAAGCCTTCCGCATCCGTCGCCAAGTTCTTTGTCTGAGTTCTGTCTATGCCGTTCAAACGCTGCCATTCGTGCAATGGTGTCGCGGCTTATAGCTTCACCATTTGCCAGTTGGTTTGCTCTTATTTTACCTACCTCAGTGCCGCAATCGCCCCAGCCGTTTTCTTCTGCCCAACGCAAAGCAACCTTTGCATTTTCTTTGGCAGCTTCGGGGTAGTCATCATAGCTTTGAAATTGCTGCAATTCGTCTTTGTGGTATAGGTATTCACTATCTGCTGTATGTGTTGCGCCAGTCATTAACCTACCATCGGCATCTTTATGCGTTGGCCCTTCATACAATTTACCATCTTTGGTATAATGTGGCATACCTTCTGCAAATTTATCTTTGCTGCTCCATTTGGAATAACACACAGCAGCCGCTTGGTCTTGTTCCATTCCTTCGCCAATCATATACGGAATGCAACGCCCGATAAATTCATCTTCACTTTCCTTTGCGCCCGGCTCAACAAATTCCTGAAACAAGAGAAAATCTTTTTTTATAGCAGGTTTGTCAACAAGGCTCACGAACTCAACGCCCGTGTCATCATCCTCATTGACTACTATTTTGTACAATGGTAACTCCATGCCCTTAAATGTACCCATTACACAACCGATACATTTCGCACCCTGCGAACCCTTGTTTGGGTTTTGGTAATGTCGCCTTCCAAGACATAAACACGCCCCATTCCGGCAAATCCACCGGGCTGTTCCATATCAGGCAAAATACCCCCAGTTAAAGGTGTAGTGTTTGGTGCGGAAGGATTGTTACCACCGCCACCGCCTGTCGGGGCGTTTCGGCTTTCAAACTTGGTTTGCTCAATTTTGCGCACCCTTGCAACACCCGATGCAAGTGCCAATGCTGCTGCAATCGTTGCACGAATTGGTGCGTCCGGTGTTGGTATTGACATTTGCGAAGCATAGGCAGACTGCGCAGCCATAAGTGTCTCAACAATAGCCTGAGCAATCGAAGCCTTTTTCTTTATTTCAAACGCCTTTTTTTGCTGCTCTTCGGATTTACCTGCAAATGAGTCCGCAAGTTCAGCAATGGATGCAAAGCCCTGAGCCGTTAGTTGCAAACTTGCCTGTTCTGCTGCCCTTTTATCGGCTAAATCTTTGTCTCGAATTTCTTTTTTCTTTGCCGCAAGTGCTGCCTCCGCTGCTATTGCCTCAGCTGAATTTTCACCATTTATAGCGCGCATTGCCTCCAAATTGGTTTGCAGCCTTTCAAGTTCTAAGTTGTTGAACTCTTCTTGCGTTGCGCCATTTTGAA